CCCCGCCAGTCCCTCTTGGGCAGCTTGGAGTTTTCCAAGGTCAAGTCGGTCGGTCAGGTGGATGTCCTCCTGACCACCTCCGCGCCCTTGCCGGATGGCGCGGTGGTCCGCGGCTTCTTGGCCTATTCCGTCGACTAACAAAGGGGCTCCAGNGATGTACTCCGAAGTAACAATCTGCAAGGAAGCACTCGCGCTCCTGGGTCAGACCAAGGCTATGATCAGCCTTGACGANGATACCAAGGCCGCTCGGCTGTGCAAGCAGTTCTACGAGGCTGAACGCAATAAGCTGCTTCGTAAGCATCCCTGGAGCTTTGCTCTTAAGCAGGCCAAGTTTGCTATGGTCAANGGCACCCCNCTGTATGACTTTAGCAACATGTTTCGTCTGCCGGCGGACTGCCTGAAGTTCGTCCGCCCGGCGACTGTGCAGATCCCGTACATGAAGATCGGGCCCATGATCTACTCGAACGAGAGCGAGTTCTACGGTTTGTACGTCTGGTCTATCGAGAATGCGATAGACTACGATGTGTTGTTTGTAGACGCTCTGGCGATCGCTTTGGCTAAGAAGCTCTGCATGCCCCTGATCTCGAGCAAGTCTCGGTACGAGGAATTGCATGCTGAGTTTANGGAGGCCATCGCNACTGCGAAGTCCAANAACGCTTTTGAAACGTACGCTGGTGCCCTGCAACAGTCTGTGCGCGCGACTGGCTTCGCTGATAGCCGTAGGTGGTAAGNTATGGCCCGNACGACTTCATNTATCTCCAACTTCACTGCTGGNGTACTGACCCCTCTTGTTGAGGGGCAGATCAACCTTAAGCAGTTCTATGCTGGTGGTCGTGAAGTCTGGAACTTTGTGCCCCTGCCACATGGTCCCCTTAAGAAGCGCGGTGGGACTTCTTTTGTCAAGCCGACCAAGAATGCAGTCGGCAACCACCGGCTCATCCCGTTCCAGTTTAACGTCACGCAGGCGTACGCTGTTGAGCTGGGTGAAGGGTATATGCGCTTCTTCTCTGAGCGTGGCCAGGTTACCGCAGACGGCGTGACGCCTTACGAGCTGACTGGCGCTGCTGCTCACCCGTTTACGAGCACAGAGATTCCGGATGTCAACTACACGCAGAGCGCGGACGTCCTTATCATGGTTCATCCGAACCATCCCCCGTACGAGCTGCTGCGCAGCGGGCACACCGACTGGGTGTGCCGAGCCATCACGTTTACAAATCCGCCGGTAGACAAGGATAATAATCCGTACTGGTCAGCCGCGAACGGCTACCCATCCTGCGTAACCTTTTTTGAGCAGCGCCTGCTTTTTGCAGGTTCCTTGAAATTTCCCCAGACTATCTGGTGTTCTGTTACTGGTGTGTACTACGACTTTACTGTGCAGGCTGAAGTAGCCGATGACGACGCTGTCATCTATACGATAGCCTCAGACCAGTGTAATGGTATCCAATGGCTTCTGGCGCAGAAGGTTGTACTCGTCGGAACCAAGGGTGGAGAGTTCAAGTTCTCTTCGACCTCCCTTGGGGAAGCCATCACGCCTTCGAACGCCAAGGCTGTCCGGCAGACCAATCATGGATCCGCAAACGTGCGGCCAGCTCTGGTTGAGAACAGCGCGTTGTTCGTGCAAGCTGGAAGTCGCAAGGTTCGCAACATCGTGTACGACGTGCTCAACGAGACCTATGAAGCCGAGGACATCACTATCCTGGCCGAGCACGTTACCAAGGGGCTTATCAAGGAAGCCACGTACCAGAACAACCCAGATTCCATATACTGGGCGTGTTTGCAAGATGGCAGGCTCATTAGCTGCACCCTGGAAAAGGGACAGAAGGTTGTTGCCTGGGCTGAACACACCATTGCGGGAGTTAACGCGATGGTGGAAAGCATAGCCAGTATCGAAGATGATGCTGGCGACGAACTCTGGATGATCGTGAAAAGAACCGTTAACGGGGCGACTGTCAAGTACGTAGAATACCTGGCAGACCACATGCGGTCTTCAGTGCCCGAGGTTGACCGGACTTACACTGACTCGTCCCTGCGTAAGGACTACGGGGCCCCAACAACCGTTATCTCGGGTCTGGGGCACTTGGAAGGGCAGACCGTTGTGGCTGTTGTTGACAACTGGGTTGATAACGAGAGAGTCGTGACGGGGGGTTCAATCACCCTGTCTACCGCCGGGTCTAAGGTGATCGTCGGATTGCCTTACGTGGCTCGGTACAAGTCTATGCGTGTCCAGGGCCAGATGGATGAGGCGGGGCAGCTCGCCTACCATATGGAGAAGCGCATTGTGCGCGCCTGGGTGAGTGTGTACGAATCTCTTGGCCTAGCTGTTGGAGTTGAAGGCAGTTTGATCGAGGACCAGCAGATCGGCGGTCCTCGTGTGATGGGTGTTGCTCGTACCTACGTTACGCAGGATGTCGAGGTCAACGTCGAGGGGCCATCAACGACCGACGCGCGGCTTGTGGTAGAATCCCGAGGTCCGCTACCACTAAACATCCTTGGCATTGTGTACGACCTCGAGGTTAGCTCCTTATGATCCAGGAAGAAAGCTTGCTCGCGTGTCTGCCTGAGTTTATTCAGTTGGCCGCTGAGAACGGTAAAGAAATATACGGGGATACGTATGCCCCGAGCATCACGAGCTTTATCGACCTTGCTCGTGGTGGAGCTCTCAAGATCTTCACGGTTCGAGAAGACGAAATCTTAGTGGGCTACGCGATGTATGTGGTGAGCCCCAAGTTGCATCAGAGCTTGCTCATATGCGCTGACTGCACCACGATCTACCTGGCGCCAGTCTTCAGAGGGCACAGAGCCATAGACCTGGTTAAGTACGCAGAGCAGGAACTCATCGCCTCAGGGGTGCAGCAGATACAGTACCACGCGCGCCCAGCTTTCAGGAAGTTCTTTAGCCACCTTGGGTACAACATTTCTGAATACACCTTTGTAAAGGACGTGTAATATGGCGACTGGAGCAATAATCGCACTGTCCGCTATCTCTGCTGCCGGGTCTCTGTACCAGGGGAGCATGCAGGCTAGTGCGGCCAAGAGCCAAGCTAAGCAAGCTGAACTGCAGGGGCAGTCCTCGATGATTCAGTCTCGTGTTGCGGCAGCTCAGATGGCAAAAGACGCGACTGACTTGAAAGGCCGCCAGATTGCCCAAGCAGCTGCGAATGGCGTGGATGTCAGTTCAGGGTCTCTGATCGACGTCCAAGAAACAACTGATAAGCAAGCGCAAGACGACATCAAGTTCACTTTGTCCAATGGGCGCATGGCCCTCGCCACTGCCCAAGCCTCCGCTTCGTCGTACAGGAATCAGGCAAGCGGGTACATGACTTCAGGTTACATGAACGCGGGCTCTTCCCTGATGGGCGGCCTGATGAACGTCGGCAAGATCCAGGGTTGGAAGGGCTTTGACAAGCTGTAGGAGTGGGTATGGGCGAGCTTGAAAAGTATAAGAGGCGTGTGATGACTGCCGGGGACATGCCGGCTGTGCATTTAGCACCCCCTGTTACAGGACCCTTGCAGGCCCTTGACCAGCTTAGCAACAAGATGGCTGATCTCGCAGTGGCCTACCAGGGCAAACTCGATAAGGCTGAGTATGATAAGTACGAAGCCGAGTTTGGTACCGCCGTGCTCGAACGCAGTCTGCGGTTTAAGCAGCTCAAGGGGCATAGCGTTATCGGCGACCCGAGTGCACCTACTGGTAATCCTCCTATCGAGGACATGACCAAGAGTCTGTTTGACCGTGAGAAGGCTGACCTCGCAGACCAGCGTGAGTCCTTTGTCAACAAGGGATCGAACGAGCGGGTTCGTACGGCCCTTGGCGCTATGTGGGACCAGGGCAGCGTACAGTATCTCACGAACGTCGCGAACCACCAGGTCGAGCAGATGGCCGTTTACACTAAGCAGGCTCAGGCTGCAAACGTGGCTACGCACCAAGCAACTTTTCTTGCAGCCCCTGAGATGGACAAAGACTCCATCCTGCGGTTGAACTCAGACCTGCTGGCGGCCAACGATGGCGACACGATCAAGACCAGGCAGGAAGTGGCCGCTACGGTTATCGAGCAGAGCAAGCAGATGGCCCGGCGCGACTACGGTGGTTTCCGGCAGTGGGTCACGGACAACGAGAGCATGCTGGACACAGTCGCTCCTGGAGTCGTGTCTGAGATGCAGACTGTGGGTCGCGAGGCTTGGAAGCAGCAGCGTGAAGAAAGGGTCGCGCAGCAAGCTGATGAGGCTTACGAGCGTTCAGAGCGCGAGCGTCAGGCCAGCGAGTGGGCCATCAATATGTCCTGGGATACGATGATGGGCAAGAAGGGCACCTCGTCGGCCGGCACCATGAGGGCTATCCGAGACAGTGCTGATATTAGTCCCACCATGAAGCAGCAGCTCCTTAGCCAAATGCAGAGCTGGCGGAGCAAGCCCGTTATCACAAGCCCCTCGAAGCACCTGGCGCACAATCAGGATGCCACCTTGGGCAAGCTCGACCAGGACAAGTTGTACAACGACGTGGGTAAAGGCCTTGTGTCTATTGAGGATGCTCGTAGCCTTATCACGTTCAACCGCAAGCAGCAAGACGAACTGGATGAGCCCGCTAAGGAACACTTCAAGCGTGCTCAGCAGTTCTTCAAGGACCGCTTTACGATCAACAACGCGATGGGCTTTGCGATGTTCAAGACTGACAAGGACAAGATTCAGAACAACATCGCGGTAACCATGCTGTCTAAGCTCTGGAACGAGACTGAGCCTGGCAAGCGGGCCGAGATCTTCCGCATGGAAGAGAATAAGAACGGCGTGCTGTATATGCCAGTCATTCAGAATATTTACGAGCAGGCCGTGCGGGCCCCTGTGGAAGGCTTTACCACAACCGGCATCAAGGCCAAGAATGCGAACATGAGTGCTGCCGAAGCGAACGAAGCTATCGACAAGGCTCTGGGTAAGTAAAATGGAATACCCCGCTACTACTAACAAGCTTCTTGAGCAGGGCTTTACTCTGGAACAAGTCCAGGGGTACGCCCGTGAAAAGATGCAGAAGGCCGTTACTAGCGGCTTCACTGAAGACCAGGCACGCGTCTGGGCTAAGACCAAGTTCGGCATGGATTTCAGTGACCCTCGTACAGAGACGTTATCTGAAGCCTTTATCTCGGGGTACCAGATGTCGGTCACAGGCCTTATGACCCGTGACCGGATGCCGGATAAGTCTCTCGGTGAGGAGGCCTCTTTCTGGGACAAACTCATGTTTAGCGCGGGTCAGGCCGCAGGAGACATTCCCTGGAATATAGCAGGCTTTGTAGTTGGCAGTGGCGGGGGAGCAGCAGCCTCGGCACCTACAGCCGGCACGTCCGCGGTAGCCACTATTCCGCTAGGCGCCCTTGGGGGTTCTATAGCTCTTCCCGAGGCTATGCGGTACCTGTATCTGCAGGATATACAGAACGGTAAAATCCAGAACACTGACCAGTTTATATCCCGCCTTGGAGGCGTGCTAGAAGCAACTGGTAAAGCCTGGATGACCGGTGAAACTGCAGGCCTAGCTGGTAAAGTCACCGTTCCAGTAGCAACCAACCTAGCGGCTAAGGCTGGCCTCGGAGCTAAAGCCGCTCAAACGGTTGGTACTACCGTAGCTACTACGGCCGAGGTCGCTGCGGCTACTACGACTATGGCTCTGTTCGAAAGCCGAGCGCCAACCGCCGATGACTTCGTTTTGGGCATGGCGATGGTGGGCGGTACCAAGGCAGCCACCAAAACCGCAACATACTTCACGGGCAAGGGCAAAGCAGCCTATGCTGAGAGTGGCTTCAACGTTATTGACTACGTGCAGAAGAACCCTCTGACCCAGATGGACGTGGAGTACATTCGGTCAAAGAACCAGTTGTACCCCCCTGAGGTTGCACAGCAGGTCAAGGCTGCTCGTGGTGACGCTCCTGAGGGCTTCGAGCTCCCGAAGCCCAAGGGCACCATGACCTCTACCACCTACGAGCCACAGAACGCTTTTGACCGGGCTTGGTCTAAGGGATGGGACGTACTCACGAAACCCGTTAAGGGCAAGTTGTACGACCGCGTCTTTGATAGTCTTGACCCGATAAAGCAGCATTCCAAGGACCCGGCTATCCAGGAACTGTACCAGGAAATCCGCAAGATCCCCAATGCTGCTACCAAGGCAGACCGTGCTATCTACGAGGGCTTGTATGACTTGGAGTCTGGCACTAAGGTCGGGCCCAGCATGAAGGAAGCCTTTGCAGGTATCGACGACCGGGCTGGACTTGAAAGCTTCCTGAGGGCTAAGCAGTCTGCCGCTCTCGTTCACGAGGGGCACGCACCTACAGTTAAGTTGGAGGAACTCAATACCGCTTTTACTGCAGCCAAGATGAAGCCTGAGCAGCAGGCCTCCTTGGACTATGTGCTTAAGGCACGGCAGCAGCTCATCTGGGAAGGGGAGCGCGCCGGCTACTTCAGTCACGAGGTTGCGCAGAACCTGATGAAGCGCAACGAGACGTTGCTGCCTTTGTCGCGCCAGCTCGGAGCTAAGAACCCAAACTGGAAGACCTTGGTTAATGCAGAACCTTTGCGCAACCCAGCAGAAGTGCTTATCCAGGATACCTACAAGCTGTATAGACAGTTTGAAGTTAACAAGAACAAGGCGGCGCTCTTTAACGAGGTCTACCGCGTTCCTACTCCTGAGAAGCCCCTTGGTGTGAATGAAGTCGAGGTGATCGTCGAGACTGGGAAAGACGGTAAGTTCCGCCGGCCCATGACCGCTGAGGATATCTTCGCTGAAGAAGGTCTGCAGATCGAGCAAGCCCCGATGGACTTCTGGCATGCTGGCAAGTATACCAAGGTCGCCATGCCCGCGGACCTCGTTAAGGCTCTGGATAGCTTGACACCTCAAGAGTCGTCGGTAGCTGTTCAGGCCTTACAGCCTTTTGCGAAAGGCACACGTCTTGGCACCGTCATGAATCCCGACTTCTGGGTCCGCATGTCTGGCGTTGATGTGGTTCTTGCCCCCTTCTTTTCTAAGAACAGTTTTGCGCCTGTTTGGGGGCATATCTCGGGGGCTAAGACTTTGGTTGGTAGCTGGCTGTATCGCCGGAACCCCCGGATGTTCGCCAAAATGCAAGACTTTGACACCCTGTATAACGAGGCGGTATCCAATGGGGCTTTTGGTGCCTCGTATGTCACGCAGGACATGACGCCCGCGGCCCTCCGTGCTGTGTACGGCCACAGCTACCAGAACGCTGTTAACCTGTTCAAGGCAACTGATAGAGCTGACCTCGCAAAGACCTTAAACCCATGGACCAATGTTAAGTATGGGCTCAAGCGTACCGGGGACTTCTTGGGTAAGGCTACTGAGACTCTGGACAAGATCCCTCGTATCGAAGAGTTCAGACTCGCTGTGGAAAATGGTAAGAGTCCTAAGGCCGCCGCCTTCGATGCTCGTGAGATTAACCTGGACTTCACTCGGTCCGCGGTACAGCTCCAGGCTATGAACCGGATTGTAGCGTTCTTCAACCCAGCTCTTCAGAGTGCCGCTAAGATTGGCAGCATGGTAAAGAATCAGCCTACCGCCTTCATAACTCGCGGCGTGCTGGGCATTACCTTGCCCTCGTTCTACATCGCGATGGCTAAGCAGGACATCCTGCATAATAGCCCTGACTCGGAGGCTGCAAGAAACATTCGTGCTGAGTCTCAGGTTGACGCGGACTTCTGCTGGACCTTCTACAATGCTGATGGCGATGGCTACAAGTACCGCGTGCCTTTCGAAATTGGCACGATCTTCAAGCTGCCTGCGGACCAGCTGGCTAAGTTCCTTTATGATAAGTCGGAGGACAAGGGACTGCTTTCCCAGATGTGGAAAGATGGTGTGTTCGGTAAGACCGGATCCACCTTTGTGCCTCCTGTTATCCCTAATGCAGTGGCACCTTTCGTGGAACCCTGGATCAACTACAACCTGTTCCCTGACCGCCCCATGATTAGCGGTTGGATGCAGCGTGTTGCTCCTCAGCTCCGCTCCGGTGAGGCGACCACCCAGATCGCTAAGGAACTGAGTGTGGCTCTGAATGGCTTCGGGCCCATGACCGAGGTTGAGTGGACTGACCGGTACCTCAGCCCGAAAGCGATCGACCATATGTTTACGTCCTGGACTGGTGGCGCCGGTAAGAACATATTGTTCCTGGCTGACAGACTGTTGCAGAAGACTGGAGCGATCCCCTATGACTTCAAGGACTGGGGCAACTGGGATCATATCCCCGTGCTCTCATCCTTCCGTGTGCGCAATCCGTCCGCGGCTGCACAACCCTTGGTTAAGGCTCGTGAACGGTTGATGGCCTCTGAGGAACAGATCAACTCCCTGCGCAAGATCTACGAGTATGGTGAAGAGTATTCTAAGTTGCACAAGCAGCTTCTCAGTCTACCCAAAGAGGCAACTATTGAGGACATCAAAGAAGCTGAGGGTACCCTGGTCTCCACCAGCGGAGCAATCCGAGACTTGGCGAGCTTCAGCAAATACATCCGCATTCTTACGCACCGCACGAAGTTTGACAAGGAAGCACTGGTTGGCCTGGTCGAAGGTATCAAGGCGATCAGCGACTCTGACAAGGTGATGAAGGCGATCGACAACTCACAAGGGGAATTTACCCCGCAGCTCAAAGACGCTCTTATCGAAGAGCTCCGGTGGCAGCAGATCGCTCTTGCAGAGCGCATCAATGAAGACCTGGATAAGCTTGAAAAGAAGGGGGATAAGTAAATGACAGTCACCGCGGGCACTTCTCGAAGCGACTACTTAGGGGATGGGGTACAGACTGAGTTCCCGGTGGGCTTCCAGGCTCTTGTCGACGCCGACCTGGCCGTGTATCTCACGGACCCAGCAGACATCTCGCATCCGACCAAACAAGTCCTCAGCACGCACTACACGGTGACAGGGAACTTGGCCGAAGGAACCGCCGCCATCCACTTGGTCACTCCCCCAGCTTCGGGAATCCAGGTTTCTATTTTGCGGGATATCGCTATCTCGCAGGCCACCAACTACGAACAGTACGACGACTTCCCGGCCGATAGCCACGAGAGAGCACTGGACAAGCTTACCATGATTTGTCAGGCCCTGCAAGAGCGGTTTAGCCGTGCTGTGACGTACCCCGTGGGGTCCACTTTGACTGGAACCACAATTCCTGAACCCGAAGCCGGCCAGGTGCTGGTATGGAACGCTGAAGAGACTGCGCTTATTAATGGCCCTACAGCTACCCAAGTGGCTAGCGCAAACACCGCAGCTATTGCCGCCGAGGCCTCTGCTGTTGTTTCTTCAAACGCTGCTGCGGCAGCTGTCGCAGCACAGGGATTTGCAGAGACTGCACAGGCTTCTGCGGAGTCCGCAGAAAGCGCCTGTGCTGGATACCAGGCAGCGGTGCGGACGGAAGGGGCTACACAAGTTGGACTGGTGCAGGCAGAGGGTACCGCGCAAGGCGCTATTGTGGCTGCAAGTGCGCAGCCTTACGTTGACCTCGCACAAGAGTGGTCTGAGAACCCAGAAGATGATCCTGTCACTGGGCACCCCGGCGGGTATAGCGCGTATCATTGGAGCAAGAAGGCAGAAGCTGCCGCATCTGGCGGAGCTGTTAAGGTCAGTGCAAGTGACACGACGCCCGGGTACCTCGAGGCGAAGGTTATTGCCTCTACGGGCATTGTGCTTGCCACACAAAACGAGGGGGCAAGCGAGACCCGTAGCATCGCTGCTGATGTAGGTACCACGGCGGGTAAACTCTTGCAGCTCAACGCCAGCGCACAGATCCCCGCTGTGAGTGGCGCATTGCTTACAGGCATTACGGCCTCGCAAATTTCCGGCCTGTCCAGTGGCATGCCCACGGGAGCGGTGGTCGCCGTGGCGTCTTCCTCGGTGCCTTCTGGATTCCTTGAGTGCAACGGCGCAGCCGTGAGCCGTACAACCTATGCAGACCTGTTTGCCGCAATCGACGTGGTGCATGGCTATGGCGATAACTCGACCACTTTCAACCTGCCGGACTATCGTGGTCGTTTCCTGCGCGGTTGGGACCACGCCATTGCCCGCGACCCGGACAGGGCTTCGCGCACAGCGATGAACACTGGCGGCGCAACGGGAGACGCTGTCGGCTCGGTACAGACGGATGCGTTCAAGAGTCACACGCATACGGTGCCAGTGTCCAACGGCCAAAGTACAGGGGCAGGGGGGTTGATCAATAATATCTCTAGCTCTTCGGCAACCGGAGCTACCGGCGGAAACGAAACGCGCCCCATCAACGCTAACGTCATGTACTGCATCAAATACTAGGAGCGGCGAATGAACGGATACAACTACAGCCCTGTAACTGGCGAATATACTGAAACAATCACCATGCATGAGTCTCCGCTTGAGCCGGGCGTCTTCCTTGTCCCTGCCTTCTGCACCACAACCGCGCCGGAAGCCCTGACAGGCCATGCGGCATGCTGGAATGGCGCGGCCTGGGTGCTTGTGGAAGACCATCGCGGCGAGGCTGGCTACATCAACGGCGTGGCCTTTGTTGTTACCGACCTTGGCGCTTACCCGGAGGGTTGGTCCACTACGCCGCCTGCCCCGGACCCCAACGCGGGCATCGACGCGCAGATACTGGCCCTGGAAAAAGAGGTAACAGACCGGCGCTTACGTGAGGCACTGCTCACGGAAGCTGGCAAAGCTTGGTTGGCTGCGGTTGGTTCGCAGATTGAAACCTTACGTACCCAAAGGGTGTAGCGCGTGGAAATCAGCGAAGAACGCCTTATCGAAATTGTCGGCGTAGCCGTTAAGAACGGCATCGCCGCCGCGAAGGTTAACCACACATGCCGCTACGACTATGAACCGCAGATGGTTGACCACGTGATGGGTATGGTCGAAGACATGGGCGACGGAGATCATCGCCGCGGTGTGGAAACCCTGCGCGCTATTCACCTGTGGGCGATGAAGCGTATAAGCAAGGATGAAGCGTACGAGGCGAATCATCGCCTTGTCACCACATTCCGCGAAGCTGGCGGTACAGTCATCTTCAAACTCGCACAAGTGTTTGTGTGGTCATGCATCGTCGTGTCAACCGGGACTGCGCTGATCTTCTTCGGCGGCAAGATAGCCCCGCTTGTCGGGAAATAATATGGTCAGACTTGTACGCGAACTTTACTACGGAGACTGCACCCTCGGGAAGATCTATCTTCCCGGGGGCTCCTGGTTCTTCACTCTCGAGCGCCCCTGGTTGAATAACCAAGTGGGAATCTCCTGTATCCCCTTGGCTACGTACTCGGCAGTATACCGGCAGCGGCCTAGCAAGCTGTATGACTACTGGCTCAAGGACGTGCCGAACCGTTCATACATTCTCATACACTCTGGCAACGTTNCATCGCAGGTGCAAGGCTGTATCCTGCTTGGTATGCAGCGTGGCTGGATGAATGGCAAGCGCGCCGTGTTCAGTAGTGTGACAGCCGTGCGCAAGTTCGAAGAAATCATGGGCGGCAAGCCCTTTAGCCTGGAGGTGGTGTGATGGAGTGGTTGACTTCTTTGTTCTCTGGCGGCGTGAACATTCTCAGCGGCGGGCTTGTCGGCGCAATCGGCGGCGTCATTACTGGCTGGATGAAACTCAAAGAACGCCGTGCTGACCAGGAGCATGAGCGGCTGATGCGTGACAAGGACCGCGAGATGATGATCGCGGAAGCAGACAGCGCCGTGCGTCTTGAGCAAGCGCGCGCGCTGACTGTGCAGGAGCAAGGTGTGGCCGACGCATTCACAGCCAGCCAGGTCAACGCGCAGGTCAATATCCCTGACAGCATTGCAGGCAAGGCCGCACCTTGGTCAGCGACCATCTTCGTGCTCGGGGAGTTCATGAAAGGCCAGGTCCGCGTGCTCTTGACCATCATCAGCTTCGCAGCTGTGATTTACTTTGCGGCGCAGGGTATGGAAGAAGCGATGAAGGGAAAGGACTTGGGACTGTCTTGTGTGAAGTCCATCATCTTCATGGCGGAACTCAGTGGTGGTTGGTGGTTCGCACAGCGCCAGATGAACAAGTAGCCGCGCTTTCTCTGCTTGCTAATAGGGGGAGGCCCACCTGCCAGTTAGGCAAGTGGGCCTCCTTTATACTGCCAGGCGTTGACTCGTAAAGCTAGTCAGCCAGCGCCCAATCCTCAGCCAGCATGTCAGTCTGGCTGGCGAGCCAGGGGACGAGATCGCCCTGCACCGTCTTCATGTAGATGTAGGGCAGAGTCATCTTGCTCTGCTCGGTGGGCCGCTGGAGCATGATGTACATGCCCTTGCCGTTCCACCCACGCCGGGTCAGCTTGTGGCCCTGCTTGAGGTATTCCAGCGCGTCACCAAAAGTTCTCGGTCCCATGTCGTTTTCTCCTGTTAAAGGGTTTTACGAGGTATATCGTCAAGCTTCTATTCGTAGAGAGCCTGCTTGATTGCCTCCAGGAAGCCAGATTGCGTTTGATTCTTGACAGTCAAGGCTTGCAGCACCCGAGTGTCCACAGTCCCACGCGCGATCAAGTGGTGCACAATGACACCATACTTCTGGCCCTGCCGGTGCAGGCGCCCCACGAACTGGATGTACTGCTCCAGCGACCAGGTCAGCCCGTACCACACTACGATACGGCCCCCGTCCTGCAGATTGACCCCATGAGACAGCGACGCTGGATGGCAGACCAGCATAGGAAGTTGGCCGGCATTCCATTGGTCAATGTACTGCGTAGCCAAGGTGGAGGGGGTACCTCCTGCGATAACTGGGATATCGCCGAAGGCCTTACGCAACATCACAATTTCGAACTTGAACTGACACGCGACAAGCAGTGGCGATCCCTCGTTCTCTTCCTGAATAGCCTTGAGGGCTTCTACCCGCTTTGTGTGCATCTCAGTGAAGGTCTTTCCATCTTCGTGATACAGCGCCCCTTGCGAGATCTGACGCAGCTTATTCGCAGCAGCGCCAGCACTCACAGCCGTCACGACTGTCTGCTCGTTGAGACGCAGAACCGCGTCCTTCTTGAACTCCTTGTACTGCTTCATGACAGCCGCGGGGAGTTCGAGCTCGATAGTGTTGATAACTGGCTCTGTCATCTCCAGGTAGTCTTCTGCCTTGAGCCGAAAGAACTTGGACTTGACTGCCTCCATGATAAGACGATCAGCGTCAGGCCGAAGCATGAGCTCATAGCGCGGAGGACCCAGGGTCACGAAGTACTTGTCAGTGAAGTGGGTGATCTTCGCGCCAAGCGCCTTACCCCCNTCCAGCAGCCACATNTGGCTCCACANCTCGTGNTACCCATTGGGCATGGGNGTCGCAGACATGTTGACCCGCAACTCCCCGAGCATCTTGTCCATCGCCTGCAGCAACCGGAAACGCCGGGACTTCCAACTCTTGACCATAGAAGACTCGTCGAAGGCGGTCAAGCCATACTTGCGCACTGGTATCACGCGATCGTGCATCATCTGGTAGAGCCACTTAAGGCCTTCGTAGTTGATGAGCGTGATGTCATGGCCGGTCTGCTTAGCGATGGCCAGCTTGTCCAGACCATGGATAATCCGGTATGTGAGCTCAGGCGTCCACTTCTTAATCTCCTTTGGCCACGTGGAGAACATAGGCCTGAGTGGCGCGATAACAAGAGCTTGCACGCCCTCATCTCGGATTGTCTCTAGCACAATCCGGGTTTTGCCCAACCCCATGTCGGCTGCCAGAAACAAGGTCCGTTCGGTTTTGATAGCCTGGATTGCCGCCTCTTGGTACTTATGCAGCTTCGGAACTTGCTCAGGCATAGATTCTGTCTCCATAATCCTATTCAGGACGCGTTTTATTTTGAAAAGTGAACTCTAGTCAAGGAAAAATCTAGGAAGCCTCTAAAGTCCCGAAGGCAACGCTGGAACTTCCAGCAGGTGGCGATCCAGGACTAAGACTCCCTCCATCTCGGGAACCATGGTTACTGGCAGACCCATAATTCTGGTATCGTACCGCCAACCGCGAGGAGCAATAGGGTCCTGGACCACTTGTGTAGTCTGGCAAGCCCAGTATCCCTGAGTACGATAGACCTCACGCTGGAAGCCATCGAGCATCTGAGCGCCTACCAAGATCTTCAGAGGTTCCCGGTTTTCCCTCTCCAGTTCCCTTACCTGCTGGTAGATCAACTCGTCCAGCCGCTTGTTTTCCAGAACCTGCCGGTCAAAGAAGTCCACGGTACCAAAGGCCTGATGACCATAGTGCCCCTTGTCCAGCATGTGCTTAATAAGTCGGCCCATGGTTGAACGGGTATCCAAGGTGTACTGCTCGGGGTCATAGGCTTGCCGGTGCGTCGTTCGCATTTGCGCGTAAATCTCGATCATGCTACCTCCTAGGACTTACCGCGTAACCACCGCAGACATTCGTACAGAACGAATAGGGCGAAGACAGTAGCCGCGACGCCAAGACTTATGGTAACCTCACTGAGAGCCCACCCTAGGCTCTCAGTGAGGTCTTCAAAGAAGGCGGGTATATAGGTCTTTAGAACTTGCGCCGCAGCCA